ACTACATTTGTTGCAACTTCTACAGGCTGTGCATACATTGCTCCACCTACAGTACTTGCTTCAGGTCAATACGGTTGGTTTGGTAAGGCATCTGTTTAAGTAACAAAGACTCCCCTAGCAATAGGGGGGTTTCTCAAGTCTATTCATGGTGAGTAGGCTTGACAAACCAAACTACTTTGGAGAATTAAATGTCAGAAACAGGCGCATTAGCAGTAAGATTTTATAGTAAAGAAGTACAAAACGATTTCCTAACTAATAAAGAAGGCAGACCAATTAGCTTTATGGCTGACTTTGTTAGGATTGAAATACCAGGTAATCAAACAAGTATTATTGATACATTTGTGAATAACACACATAAAACAAGATTCCCACAACAATGGGCTATCTATTTAAACGAAAAGGCAGATGGTAATAACAATCCTGATAACGTACAAGGTACATTATTAAGAGATTGGCCAATCCTTAACGCAGCACAAGCTACAGAATTAAAGCACTTTAAGTTCTACACAGTAGAGCAAATAGCAAGTGCTTCAGATCAACAAATCATGGCTATTGGTATGACAGCAGGTATGTCACCATTAGCATTAAGAGATAAAGCTCAAGCGTTCTTAGAAAACGCTAAAGACTCATCTTTTGCACAAAAGCAAGCCGAAGAAATTAAATTAAGAGAGCAAGAAATTGCTGATCTTAAAGATCAAATGGCAAGACTAGCAAAAATGGTAGAGGAAAAGGCTAAATCTGATAAAACTGAAGCAAAATCAGAAATAAAAGAACCTAAAAAGGACTAATAAATGGCATCAACTCTATTGCAACTCGTTCAACAAGCTACAGGTGAAATGGGTTTAACCCAACCTACGCAAGTAGTAGGTAACTCTGCAGCAGATGTTGTTCAAATTTATGCACTTATGAACTCAATCGGTTATGAGATTCAAAGAGAGCATAACTGGGAAGCATTAGATAAAGAATACCGTTTTTATACAGTCTATGAAACACTTACTTGTACCCTTGTGGAAAACTCTGTGAATGTGACAACATTAGAATCTACCACAGGGTTAAGTAATTTATTTATCGTAACAGGTACAGGTATTAATCAAGATACTTATGTAAATACTGTTACAGGTAACAATTCACTTACATTATCACAAGCCGCCACACAAACTGGCGTGTTTACATTGTATTTTTCACAAGCTAAATACATCTTACCAAGCTATTGGGATAGACAAGTAGATCGTACACATTACGATAAGTCTAAACGTTGGGAAATGTTAGGCCCTACAGATGCTCAACAATGGCAATTCTTAAAGTCTAGCTATATTTCAACAGGCCCTAGAATCCGTTACAGAATTTTAGGTGGATACTTTCAAGTATGGCCTGCTATGAATACAGACGAGTATTTAGGCTTTGAATACATGAGTAATCAATGGGCTACAAGTGCATCTGGTAATCCACAATCATCATTCTTAGCTGATAGCGATACATGTATTTTCCCAGATCGTTTAATGGTTACAGCTTTGAAAAAGAAATATTTTGAAATTAAAGGTTTTGACGCAACAGCATTTACAAGAGATTACCTACAACAATTATCATTTGCTAAGGCTAACGATTCTGGTTCTGCTACATTGAGCTTTGCTCCAGTACCATCAACAGTCTTAATCGGATTTGAAAATATACCTGACGCTAATTACGGACAGTAGTCATGGATAACTACACTTTAAAGTTAGCAAAATTATTACAAGGCGCACAGCCAGAACAAGGTGGATTAAGTATAGGTGATTATCCTAATCCTTATGGTTTAAGAGCATATCAAAAACCTAATGGTACTTATGGTGGTCAAATGATGCCTAAATATACAGGATGGATGGGCGTACAAACCAATCCAAAAGGTCAAAGCGTAACAGAATTATCTATTGCAGATAATATTGGTGATTTTCCATCTATTGTTCCTACATTAAACAAAAAAGAACTTACTGAGATTGTGCAACATGAAAATATAATGCCATCTGCTAGATCAAAAGCAGAGCAATGGGCTATACAAAGACGATCACAAGGATTAAATCCTTTTAAAGATATTTGGGATAAATAATGTTTCCAGTAAAACAAAAATCAGCAGGAAGCGTATCATTACCAGCTCCAGTAGGCGGATGGAACGCAAGAGATAGCTTAGGAGATATGCCTGTAACAGATGCAGTTTATCTTACTAACTGGTTTCCTGCTACAACAGAATTACAATTAAGAAGTGGTTATACAAAGTGGGCTACAGGATTGCCTGCTCAAGTAGATACACTTATGAATTATGAAAGTGGCACAACAGGAAAACTATTTGCTATATCTAATAGTGCTGTTTATGATGTTACAAGTTCAGGTGCTGTAGGTTCAGCATTAGTATCAGGATTAGGTAATTCACGTTGGCAATATTGTAATATTACAACTGCTGGTGGATCATTCTTAATGATGGCTAATGGTGTTTCTACACCTTATGTTTACAATGGCACAACATGGACTTCTATTACAGGTTCATCTACACCAGCAATTACAGGTGTAACTACTACTACACTAAATAACCCAATCGTATTTAAAAGTAGAGTATTTTTTACACAAACAGATACATTAAAAGTATGGTATTTACCTACTTTATCTATAGGTGGATTAGCTAAATCATTAGATTTAAGTTCTTTTGCTTATAAAGGCGGTAAAATTGTTCAGCATGCAACATGGACTATAGATGCAGGTTATGGCGTAGATGACTACTATGTAGCTTATACATCTAAAGGTCAAGTAATTGTCTATAAAGGTTCAGATCCAGATAATGATTTTTCATTAGCAGGTGTTTGGGATTTAGGTACACCTGTAGGCAATCGTTGTATGTATAAATATGGTGGTGATTTACTATTATTAGGTAAAGACGGTATTACACCATTAGCTTCAGAATTACAATCATCACGATTAGATCCTAGAGTAGCTATTACAGACAAAATCCAATGGGCTGTATCAGAAGCTATTACAAATTATGGCGATCAATTTGGATGGCAAATGTTGTTTTATCCACAAGAAAATCAATTATGGTTGAATGTGCCTAATCCAATAGAAATTTCACAATTTGCTATGAATAGCATTACTACAAACTGGTGTAATTACACAGGATGGAACGCATATTGTTGGGAATTGTTTAACGATCAACCTTATTTTGGTGGAAGTAACTTTGTAGGTCGTGCATGGTACACAAACGCTGATAACGGTAGTAATATTACAGGTGTAGCATTACAAGCGTTTTCTGCTTTTGGTAGTCCAGGTGAATTAAAACGATTCACAATGGCTAAACCTATATTTAGAACATCTGGTAATCCTGCTATCTACACAAATATAAATGTAGATTTTAATATTAGCGTACCTACCACAATTCTTAATTACACACCTACACCTATTGGTTCATGGGATAGTGGTATTTGGGATACTGCATTATGGGGTGGTGGTTTATCAGTATTGCAACAATGGCAAGGTGTAAATGGCGTAGGTTATTATGGTGCGCCAGTTGTTTCTACAGCATCAAACAATTTAGAAGTAAGATGGGTTTCAACAGATATAGTTATTGAAAAGGGTGCAGTACTATAATTATTACAGGCGAACAAGTTGGTCGTTGGGTAACAGAAAAGGCTGGTGGTCATTGGACAGATCAATGCCAAGCTATAGGTCAAGTTTATGAAGGTAAACTTATAGTAGGTGTTATGTATGATGGCTATACAGGTTCTTGTATATGTATGCACTCAAGATGTGACAATCCACGTCATGTTTCTCGTAAGTTTTATTGGGTTATATTTGATTATCCATTTAATTTTTTAAAAGTAAAAATAGTAAAAGCATTAGCATCTATCGCTAATGATAAAGCAATTAAAGTAAATGAACACATAGGATTTAAACGAGAAGCAATACTTAAAGATTATTTTCCTAATGGTGACGCTATTGTTTATAGCATGCCAAAAGAAGAATGTCGTTGGTTAAAATTAACAGAAAGATATAAGGAAAACGTATGAAATTATTAGATTTTAAATGGTTAATACCTGCATTAAATGACTATTTTACATTTTATGGCGGAGGTAAGGGCGGTTCTGCTCCACCACCACCAGATTATGCAGGTGCTGCAAGAGAAACTGCTGCTGGTAATCTAGAAGCTGCTCGTGCTACTGCTGCTGCTAACCGTACAAATCAAATTACACCATACGGTAATTTAATTTACACAGCTAATCCTGGTACTGATCCATACGGTAATACTTTATATACTGCTACACAAACATTAGCACCTGCTCAACAAGAAATTCTTAACGCAACCAATGTCCTTAATCAAGGATTAATGAATACAGCTAATAGAGGTTTAAATTACGCTAATACAGTTTTATCACAACCTGGTGTAGATACTTCTCAATTACCTTCTGTAGGTATTAATCCTGGTCAATCTTATCAAGATGCTATTATGAGCAGACTTGCACCACAAATTGAACGTGAAAATGCTTCTTTAGAGCAACAATTAGCTAACAGAGGTATTGCACAAGGTACAGATGCTTATAAACAAGCTAAACTTATGCAATCTCAAAAACAAAATGATTTACTTAATAGTGCTGTTGTTCAAGGTATGGGCATGGGACTTAATGCTAATCAACAAGGCTTTCAACAAGCTGCATACAATCAAATGCAACCTATTAACGTCATTAACGCATTACGCACAGGATCTCAAGTTCAAAATCCTAGCTTTGTAAATACACCACAACAAGCTAACGTTGCAGGCCCTGATTTGCTTGGTGCTGCTAATGCAAGTTATCAAAACCAATTAGCAAATTACAATGCACAACAAGCTGCTGGTTCTGGTTTCTTAGGTGGTTTAATGAATTTAGGTGGATCTTTAGGTTCAGCATATATGATGCGCCCTTCTGATATTAGACTTAAAAAATATATTAAGAAAATTGGTGAATTATCTAATGGTCTTAATGTTTACAAATATCACTACAAAAAAGGCTTTGGTTTACCAGAAGGATTACAAGTTGGTGTTATGGCTCAAGAAGTTGAAAAAGTCATACCTAAAGCAGTTATTACAATGTCTAATGGCTATAAAGCTGTTAATTACGCATTAATCTAGGGGATAATATGGCACTAATGGATTACTTACCACAGTTTAGTGATAATACAGATGGATCTGGAGTAGATGATCCTACTTTAGCTCAAATTAATCTCAAGCGTAAACTTGCCTTAGCTGATTCTTTAAGAAATAGCCCTGTATTAGAAGGTCAAATGGTTTCTGGTCGTTATGTTAGACCATCATGGACTCAATCATTAGCTAATGCAGTTAATAAAGGCATTGGCATGTACACAGAACGTCAAGCCATGAAAGAGTATGCTGATTTTGAAAAAGCTAAACAAGATAAAATGGCTGAAGCACTTAAAAAACTTGGTGGTGCATTTGAACCTAAAACTGTTACAACAACAGAAATGCAAACTAAAGAAGTGCCATTACAAGAAGGCATGAATGTTCCTACATCACCTTATGGTACTGCTGAACAAGTAGGCATGACATCTCCATATAATACAAAAAATATGGAAGGTACAATGACTGAAATGACTCCTGTTACTACATCATCTATTGTTCAACCAACATTGTCAGACGTAGAAAAAGCATTTGCTCAATACGCTACAGAAATTAAAGATCCAAAAATGCTTGCTTCTATTCTTACAGGCAAATATGAAAAAATGCTTAAGGCTAATGAGCCAGTTAAACTTGGTGCAGGCGAAACAGTCTTTTCTGCTACAGGACAAAAATTATTTGGCAATCCTAAAGAAGGTCAAAAATATACAAACATTCAACAAGACAAAGCTGGTAATTCTTTTGGTTTTAATACAGAAACAAATCAATTTGAACAATTACCTGGTGCTAAGATGGCTACAGAAAATTGGTCAGCACCTTATAAAGTTGGCGGTGAATATTTACAAAGAAATGCTAACACAGGTGAAATAAGAAAAGCATACGGAACTGCTGAAGGCGATAAAGCACCAGCAGGATATGTTTGGGCTACAGACGCTAGTGGTCAAAAAACATTATCAGCTATACCTGGTGGCCCAGCAGACAAAACATTAAATCCTACTACTGACGTTGCTAATGCTGCATTATTTTCTAATAGAATGGAAAAAGCAGATAAAATTCTTAATGAATTAGAAGGTAAATATAGCCCAATGGCAATTAGTGTAAAAACATCTGGTAAAACAGCATTAATTCCAGGTGGTCAAGCTGCAGTTAATGCTTATATGTCATCTTCAGATCAAAAAGCAGAACAAGCTCAACGTGATTTTGTAAATGCTGTGTTAAGACGTGAATCTGGTGCTGCAATTTCTCCATCTGAATTTGAAAACGCATCTATTCAATATTTTCCACAACCTAATGATACACAAGAAATGATTAAACAAAAAGCTGAAGCTAGAAAAACAGCTATACAAGGCATTAAAAATGCTGCAGGATCTTTGGTAAATAAATCAACATCATCAAACGTAGTAAACTTTGAGGATCTAAAATAATGGATGTTAAATTACCTGATGGTACTATTGTAAAAAATATACCTGATGGCATTTCTAAAGCAGAATTAACTGCCAAACTAAATGCTAATGGTTATAATTTACCTACAGATAATGAGCCTACTCAACCGCAAATAGCAGAACCTAAATCTTATTCTACATTAGGTGCTATAGGAACAGGTGCAGTAAATCTTATACCTAGCACAGGTAAACTTATTGGTAGTGCTTATCAAGCAATTAGACATCCTATTCAAACTATAGATACATTATCTACATTAGGTGCTGGTGCTATCAATAAAATGTTGCCACCATCTATACAAGCAGCTTCTAAAAGATTTGATACAGCATTATTAGGTGAAGAAAAAGCTCAAAAATTTCAACAAGAAGCAGACCAATTAGCTAATGCAGTCGGTGAAGATTATGTTAAAAGATATGGTTCTTATGAGGGTTTTAAAAGAGCTTTTGCAGAAGATCCAGCAGGCATATTAGCTGATGTTTCTACAGTATTAACAGGTGGTGGCGCAGCATTAAAAGCTGGTGGACTTACTAAAACAGCAGATGTAGTTAATCAAGCTGCTAAATATACTAATCCATTGTATGCTGGTGCTAAAGCAGTTCAAGGTGCAGCATATATTCCAAGCAAACTTACTAAAGGTACATTAGGCGTTACTACTGGCGTAGGTAAAGCACCGATAGAAGAAGCTATTAAAGCTGGAGAACAAAACATATTAACAGGCACAACAACATTTGCCGAAAACATGAGAAATCCAGCACGATCAGATGCAGTAGATATTGCTAGACAAGCATTAGATAGTATTCGTCAAGCTAAAAATCAACAATATCGTGGCGGTATGGTAGATATTTCTAAAGACAGATCTATTCTTAATTTTGATGATATTGATTTAGCTAGAATTAATACAGAAGGCATTGGAACATACAAAGGTAAAGTAGTTAATCAACGTGCTGCTGATGCAATGAATGAAGTTAAATCTGCAATTAATGAATGGAAAAATGCAGATCCTGCTGAATTTCATACACCAGAAGGTATGGATAAACTTAAACAAAAAATTGGTGGTATTTTAGAAAGTTTACCTTACGAACAAGGTACAGCTAGAACAGCAGTACAAAACATTTATAATTCTGTAAAAGGCACTATTAGCAAACAAGCTCCTACATATTCAAAAGTAATGCAAGAATATGGCGAAGCTAGTGATCTTATAAAAGAAATAGAAAAGTCATTATCTTTAGGTAAAAAAGCTAGTGCAGATACTGCTATGCGTAAATTGCAATCTATTATGCGTAACAATGTAACATCTAATTATGGTCAAAGAATTGGCGCAGCAGAAGAACTTATTAATGCAGGTGCTACAGAATTAAGACCAGCTTTAGCAGGTCAATCTATGAGTGCTATGTTGCCTAGAGGTTTGGGCGGTCAAATAGAAACTTATGGTGGTGGTCTTGCTGCAATATCTAATCCATCTATATTACTTGGCGCACCATTAGCTTCACCTAGACTTATGGGTGAAATGTTATACAAATATGGACAATTAAAAGGATTGGCTAAATCAGGTGCAAATCAAATACCTTTAAGTGTAGATCAAGCTAATAAAATTGGTACACTTTTATATCAAATGAATCAGAACAAGGAGCAACAATAATGGCAAGAAATGGATCAGGAACATACTCGCTTCCAGCAGGGAATCCAGTAACTACAGGAACAGTCATATCATCCACATGGGCTAACACAACCCTAAATGATCTTGGCAATGCTCTTACAGCATCTCTTGCTTATGACGGACAAACTATTCCTGTTGCTAACTTACCTATGGGTGGTTATGTTCACACAAACGTAGGTAACGCTACTGCTAGAACAAACTATCCTTCTGCTGGACAAGTTCAAGATGGCACACTTACATACCTAACAAGCGTATCTGGTACAGACACTATTACTGCTGTAGCACCAGCTTCTATGACTGCTTATGCTGCAGGTCAAACATTTAGATTTATTGCTGCAGGTGCTAATACTACTACAGGCGTAACAATTAATATTAATGGTATTGGTGCTAAAAACATTACTAAAAGCGGTACTACCGCATTAGCGATTGGCGATATTGCTGCAAACTCTGTTGTTACAGTTAATTATGATGGTACACAATTTCAATTAGCTACACTTCCAGCTTATGTAGCACCTTTTGGCTTATCTACAAATAATACATGGACTGGCAAACAAACATTTACAGGCACTACAAGCCTAATTTCATCTAAATTTGTTAATGCTATAGAAGGTGTAACAGTTTCTGCAACATCTGCTACTGGTACTATCAATTATGATGTTACAACGCAATCAGTTTTATATTACACAAGCAATGCTAGTGCTAATTTTACAATTAATTTTAGAGCATCTAGCGGTTCATCTTTAGATTCAGTTTTATCTACAGGTGAAGCTATTACAGTTGTATTTATAAACACAAATGGTGCTACTGCATATTATAATAATGCTATTACAATAGACGGTACATCTGTGACTCCTAAATATCAAGGCACTTTAGCTTGGACAGCAGGTCAAGCATCTGGCAATGATATTTACTCATATACTATCGTCAAAACAGGATCAGCAACATTCTCAGTATTTGCAGCACAAACTCAATTCGCTTAAGGATTATTGAATGTCATTATTATCAAGATTAGCAGTCCAAGCCGCAAGAGCTTATGGGATGTTGTCATCTAAAAGCACTAATGTAAGTGCATCTTATCTTGTTGTTGCTGGCGGCGGTGGTGGTGGATCTAATGGTGGTTCAGGTGCAGGTGCTGGTGGATATTTAGAATCTACTGCAACTTTATCTACACTTACTACATATACAATTACTGTAGGTTCTGGAGGTACAGGTGGTATAACATCTGGAGCTTCAGGCACAAGTGGTAGTAATTCAATTTTATCTGGAACAGGTTTATCTACAGTTACTGCTACAGGCGGTGGTTATGGTGCTAGATCTAATGTAAACGGTGGTAATGGTGGTTCTGGCGGTGGTGCAGGTCAATCTACATCTACAGCAGGTACTGGAACAGCAGGACAAGGTAACAATGGTGGTGCTAATTCATCTAATAGTGCAGGTGGCGGTGGTGGTGCTTCATCAGTAGGTGGCAATGCTTCTGGAAATACAGGTGGTAATGGTGGATCTGGAACTGCATCTTCTATTAGCGGTTCAAGCGTTACTTATGCAGGTGGTGGTGGTGGATCTGGTGGATCTACAGGAGGTTCTGCAAGTGGTGGTGGTGGAGCTGGAGGAGGAGCTGCGGCAGCAGGTACAGCAGGAACTGCTAACACAGGTGGTGGTGGTGGTGGTCAATGGAATACAGGAACTAATCCAGGTGGTAATGGCGGTTCAGGCATAGTCATCATATCTTACACATCTGCTACTCCCCTATTCACAGGTGGTACAGTCACAACATCTGCTGGCAAACAAATTCACACATTTACAGGTTCAGGTACTCTTACACCTGCTACAGCAGTTCCTGCTAGTTATTTAGTAGTAGCTGGTGGTGGTGGAGGTGGATCAAATTCAGGCGGTGGTGGTGGAG